CTTTACAACCTGCTGTCATAACCTTCTTATCAAACACTTCACGTGTACCATGCTTGGTGCCTGGAATGAATGTTTTAATAGCACGGTCTGGGAATGATGGATCTACATCTTTCCAGTTTGTTGCATTTGATTTATCTGAAACTGCCAAATAGATATGCATAGGTGTAATATTTTCAAACCCCTTTGTTTCTAAGCGGCTTGCAAATACGATACCATCATATCCAATACGAACTTCAACAGGTGCGCTTACACCGTTTTCAGCACAACGGTCAATATCTGATTGCTTAATATGTGATGATGAGTTTGCAATATCAATAGTGTTTGATCCAACACCCTCACATAATCTTTTACGTCCAGCACCTGAGCCACCTGACTCGATTACTGGTGTTGGAAAATCAAAGTTTTCTCCAAAAGCTTCTGCAACAATTGCTGCATAAGGTAGTACTGTTGATGAACCGGCAACATGCACTTGATCACGAGCCGCTACTGCTGTTGCCGTGAGTGTGACTGCGGCCGCTAATATTAAATTTTTCATGGAATTCCTTTCTTGTTTAGTATTTCAACTAATACGTTACACTATAAGCCACTACAGCCTATATACACTATATATCACGCAATTGTAACAAAAGTATAACAGTGTTATAAAGGTTTTGTAATAAATGCAAAAAGGGAGAAATAAATTCTCCCTTTGTTTACTATATGAAATTTTTAAGAATTGGGTCTACCATTCTTTTTTGTTACCGAGCTCTTCATTATCATTATAGCCTTTTGTGTAGGCAGTAATTTCTTCAGCCGTCATATCAGCCATTTCAACTCTTTCAGATTGATATGTGGAACCTTCGTAATAGTGAGGATCAAAGCCACGACCATAGTAGCTATCAGCCGAGCCACGGTCGTATGGACCTCCGTGGCGTTCGTCATATTGCTCAAGATAATCACCGGCAGTTGTAAATTTAAGATCGCTCATTACCAAGCACCTCCTTGAAGTTTGAATTCAACTTGACGAAAAACTTTGGATTGCTCTGTTATATATGATTGAGCTTTTTCCATTGCCTTCTCAGCACCGAGTTCATCAATGCTATAGCTTATAGTCATACCAAACTCGTCTTGAGCTGGTGCTTTTGACATCACCATGATCCACTGTTGCTTTTTCATACTTACGCCTCCATACCAAGAAAATCAGTTTTAAGAACTTGCAAACGGTCATAAGCAATATCTAGATCAAACTCATCTGCAAGTTTTTCGAATGCCTCATCGATATATGTTGACTTGTAAAAGTCAGACAAACCCATGTACATATCAGACTCAACAAAATTCCAGAAATCAGTTGAACCAACGCCAGGACGACGATTGAATTCATCTTGAGTTGCTTTATCAAAGCACTCAACGATATCTGCGTGGATTGCTGAGCCATTATCTAGGTGTACGATTCTTGACATTTTTATTTCCTTTGTTTTTCCTTATATTAATAATATAGTACTTTTTCAGGGTAATGTCAACCCTTTTTTCAAATAAAATGAAAAAACGTTTGTAATGAAATCAATGGCTTATAAAAAAGTTGAAAAAAAAATCAATCGTATCCAAGGACAGCAACTGATTCTAACTCTTTTGATAATTTATCTGCTTCTCTGGCTTTCCAAGCTTGCTCAAAACCTACTAATCCATATTCAGCTCTTTCACAATTACCCCAGAGTCTTTTAATATATGAATTGTAAGTAGCTTCAGTATCTTTGTCTGAAGTGTTTGGATGTAGTAAATGGCCTTTTACTAACCAGTTCAAACGGTTGGCTTCTTTACGTACAAATGGACTGCACATGGTGGGACCTCCTTTTGCAAATGCGCTCATAACAATGTAACCGTATTTATATGCAAAAGGTAAAATTGTTACCGGTAACAAAAAATGATAACGGTAACAATTGCACTTTTTTTATTCTATTTCTTCGCCACAATGTGGACAGCACTGACCGCCCATTTGTTTCTTACATTCACGAAACAATTGGCGAAGACTTTTTGCTTCTTGGCTCCACTTTTTCATATTGCCTTTGTTGCGTTCTTCTTTTGGCTTAGCATATTCTTTTTCAATGTCTTTAAGTAGCCTTTTGAACTTTTGTTCGAACACAGGAATGAATGCCGTGTTAATTGCCATTTTACCATCTACCTTCAGATTTTACTTGTGGAAGTTGATCTAAGGCTTTTTCAAAATCGCCATGATTACCATCATGTGTTGGTGGTGTCCATCCACCTGGCTTTAGGAGATCAGGGAGCCCAAACGGGTTAGGACGTCCCGGCTTAACTCCAGGCTCTTTAGCCATATTAGCACTATAAACACGATCCCAAGCGTCATTAGCATCAACACCAAATACGTCGAGAGTGCCAATAGCAAAAACACAAAGATCAATAAGACCGTCAACGATTTCTTCAGCATCTCCATTATTGATTGCGGTAAGAGTTTCACTCAATTCCTCCTGACACATTAAAGCACGGAACATAAGATACTTACGCATCAGTTCCTTGTTATCTTTATTTGCTTCAAACCAATCACGCACACCAAATTTGTTATGCATCATGTAAATATCATTTGCCCAATCAGACATCTAGATTACTCCATTTTTTAAGTTTCGCGCGTTTATTTGCAATTGCTTTTTCAACGCTTTTAATATCAATTAGTTTTGCTTCTTCGAGTAGCATTACCATACACATAAGATCACCAATTTCTTTTTCGAGATTTGTAACGTTATCTTTTAAACCAAATCGTTTGATCTTAGAACATTCAACGGTGACTTCAGCGCATTCTTCCATTACGATAGTAAGAAGTTCCTGTTGTTTGTTACCTTCCAACATAATTAATTTCCAATCGTAGAACTTTCAAATACTCGATTATGAGTATCATTACATCTTATAAATGTCGTGCACTTAGAAAGTTGCTTAAGCTTTCGAGCTCCAACATATGTACAAGCAGATCTTATTCCACCTAAGATGTCTTGTATAGTTATATTAACATCACCTTTGTATTTTGTCAATACTGTTCTTCCCTCTGACGAACGATATTCTTTTAATCCACCAAAGTGTTTATCATTTGCAGACTTAGAGCTCATTCCGTAGAACTCTACAAACTGTTTTTTCTTAATAACTTTTTCAAGGGAGCCTGCTCCGCCTTGATGGATCTCATAATCATACTCGCCAGTGTCATACCATTTATCAACTACTTCACCGCCACCTTGATCATGACCAGCGAGCATGCCACCTAGCATTACAAAATCGGCGCCCCCGCCAAAAGCCTTAGCCACATCACCAGGCACAGAGCACCCACCGTCAGCAATAATATGTCCTCCGAGTCCATGTGCCGCATCGGCGCACTCAATAACCGCCGACAATTGTGGATAGCCCACCCCAGTTTGTATCCGAGTCGTGCACACACTCCCCGGTCCGATTCCGACTTTGACGATGTCTGCTCCATTTAAAATTAACTCCTGTGTTTGATCTGCTGTAACTACGTTACCTGCAATAATTACAATAAAAGGGAATCTTTCCCTCAGGTCTTTAATAAACTTAACAAACCTCTCGCTATATCCATTTGCAACATCTACACAAACGTATTTCAGGTTTCTACCAACTTCATTATATACATGCACAAACTTTTCCATATCTGGTTCAGTAATGCCTATACTCATTGCCGCGAATTCTGTTCGTAGATTTACTTGTGGATGAAAGAAAGAAATAAGTTCTTCAGCACTATATGTTTTGACTAGACAAGTAAACATATTGTAGCGTTCACTTAATTCGTCGGCCATTTCAAACGTACCAACACCATCCATATTAGATGCCATAATAGGAATACCTTCATAAGTATAAGTATTAGCATCTCGCCAAGGGCTTGGATAGTATGGATTGAAGTTTTTATAAACGAAAGATCGAGACAGACTTACGTCTTTTCTTGATCCAAGTGTACTTCTTTTAGGTCTGATTAGAACATCTTTATAATCTAATTTAAGATCATGCTCAATATGCATTACTTTTGCTCCAATTGTGCTTTAAGAATGCGAGCCTGTTTTCTTAACGGCTCGACATACTTGTCTTGTGTTTTTTCATCTTCCATTACTTTAATACGGTTTAGAAGATTTGTCAACTGTTCTTTTTTTGTCATTATACGAAAAAATCCTCGATTGAGTTTGTCTTTTCGGCAGACCATCCAAGGGCTTCGAGTATCGATTCAAGTGGGCTGAGAAAGACTTTGTTGAATTGAGTTTCGTAATCCACATACGGTGCTAAGTTAAATTCTTCTGGGAGAACCGCTGGAAACGAGATGATATTCTCACGAATTGGATTAGGTACTTTTAGATATACGAACTTGATCTTGTCGCCAGATGTAACTGATTCATAGCGATTACTCAAGCCATTTTGTTTGAGTTGTTGGTTATATAGAATACAACCGCGAACGTGCATTGGACAACCTTTTTTGTAAGTACCGTGAGCCATATACTTTTCAATGTTGTCAGTACCTGAGTTACGACCAACAGCTTCTGGTGGAAGTTTAAAGAACTCAGATTTAAATTGAGCGATGAAGTCTTGAATTGCTTCTTCACCTTCGTTCATAATTACTTTGAATGACGCTTTGAGTTTATCACGACAAACTTCGGGAGTTGAAGATCGTACTGATTCGAGGCCGGTTACAGATACCTTAGGTTCTTCGTAATGAACACCTTCTGAGTTGAGAGTATTCATAATGTACCGCTTCTTAGCGATAAACACAGATTTATCAGTAATCTTTTCGCGTTTCATTACCATCGCTTGACGATAAGCGTTCATACGATTTTTAAGATCGATATAACCTTTTTCGATTACTTCTTCGATCTTAGTAGCACAAACTTTATCAAGGAATTCCTCACCTTTCTTACGACCAATATCAGTAGTACCGAACGAAGCTTTAACAAGAGGGCCAAAGTCAACATAGATACTATCGGTATCGATATAGATGATGTAGTCCTTATCATTTGTTTTGAGTATCTTGTTGAGATAATCATTCACAGACTTTTGAGCATATCGAATAGATAGCTGGCCTGATGTGGTAATAGCTTCAGCCATGTCGTTAATATAATAGAGGAAGTAAATATTAGCAGTTGCGCCATACAAACTGTTCATAGCAATTTTGATAGCCATTTGATTGTTATGAAGCTGTGTCTGCTGAGATTGAAGCTGACGTTTTCTTGTAGGATCAGTTTCATTTTCGATTTCTTGTTCAACTCGAAGCATGTCTTTCTTAATCAAAGAGCGACGGTTGTAGTATTCGTCAATGATTTCAGGAATAATGCCGAGCTTATCTTTACGGAAACATGCACCATTTGCACACACAGCATATTCAGTGTTATTTTGGTATTTGCCGTCGAGTACCATTTCTTGTGAGATGTATTCACGATGGTCGTGCACATAAGTTTCAGGTGAAAGATTATATTGTAACATTAAGTGTGGATATAGAGAGTTAAGATCGAAAGATACAACCCAAGGATGCATGCCAACTTTTGGATCTTTAACATAACCACCAACAAGTTCACCAGCCCGTTCACCAGGTCCAGATTTAAGATGTGGTACAACTTTATCAGCCATTAAGCGACGATATATTGTTGTTTCCCATATGCCCACCGTACCGAAGGCGTCAGAAAAGTTAACACCGCCACCATAGGCAACAGTAAGAACAAGGGACAAAAGGCCAGATTCATCCTCCATACGCTGGATGAGCTGAGTATCCTTAAGGTTATAATCAAGATAAAGCTGAGGATTTTGTTCCCAAAGTGCGTTAAGGTTTCCATATTCAGAATAGTCCAGTTTTTTCTCGCCGAGAACGACGTGAGCAATGTGGTCGAGTTTGTAAGATTCTTGTGGACCGTACTTATAGCCAAACTTTTTAAACGCATCCATGTAATCGATAACAGACATACCAGAGATTTTATAGGTACGTTGTTCTTTACCAAACTTTGTAATCGATGTTGGTTGGATCTTACCCCAAGGTGAAAGCTTTTTAGCAGCTTCTTCACCGAGCAATCGAATGATACGAGTAACAATGTATTGAACATCGAAGTACTCAACGTTCCAACCTGTTACAACTTCAGGATACTCAGATTGCCAAATTTGAATGAATCGTTGAAGCAAAGCAATCTCGGAATCAAACTTCATAAACGAAATATCATCAGGATCAATGCCGGTAATTGTCTTTTGCTTATCGAAGTCTTTCATACCGAGTAGATGATATGTGTCAGACTTAGAAGATTTGTATGCGATTGAAGTGATTTCTTTGTCAGCAGAGTTGATGTCTGCATAGCCACCACTGATATCAACCTCGATGTCGAAAGAAGCAATATTGATCTTAGACATGTCAAAGTCGACTGTGCCTGGATACTGTTCTTGAATGTATTGAGCTACATAGTTTGTAGTACCACAGATCTCAAAGCCGTGTACACCTTCATATTGTTGTACAAAGTTACGAGCCTCGGACATCGTATCAAATCGAGTGGCACCAAGGGGGATGTCACCGAGTAACGATTTGTGTGTTGCGTTGTCACGAGCACGAACATAAAGTGTTGGTTTGAATTTTACCTTACGGGCAAATGGCCGGCCATTTTCATAGCCACGAACGAGGATGTCATTGAACATACGTTCGACACTGGTATAGAATTTAGACATGTTTTCTCACTTTTTGCATACTTTATTAATATATCATAGGAAAGTGGATGTGTCAACTTTTTTCTTTCCAAGAATCCATTTCAGTTATAATTTCATCGCCTTCTTTGTCTTGCGCAATACCAAGAGCCAGAGCCTGTATATCAGCAATAAGCTCGTTACAAGTCTGTTTGTCGTAGGTTTTTTCTGCTTGCTCAGAAAACTCATTACGAAGACGGTGAACCATGATGGCTTTGTCTTTCATAGCATTTATTCTTGTGATAAGATCTTCTATAGAGTGTTGCATACCAGTCTCCTATGCTGCTATTTCACTGAAGTTTTTCACCTTTTGGAACTTAATGTGGCTTTCAAACTTGTCACCAAACTGATCACCACGATGGCTGATAACAAAGATATTGTCGTCAGCATTGAGATTATGAAGAGTTTCGATTAAGTTTTCAACACCAACACCGTCCATAGCACCGTCAAGAGTTTCGTCAAGTACTAATAAATTAGTTGATACTGAGTTACGAAGCTTAGCAACTGCGCGCCAAGCCAGCATAATTGATAATGTAATACGAAGCTTTTCACCTTCTGAAAATGACGAGTACGAGAACGTATCACGGAAACGAGATTTG